TTGATGTCAACACAATATTCAAGGATAATCAAATCGTTCAGACGATGCATTGTTTGAGATTAGCTTGGACATACTTTCCACATTTTTGGGAAGTCAGATGTGGTAATTCAAAAATGTCACCAATGGAAATATTCTTAGATGATGATAAATTCAAATCGACAATTAAAAAATGTTGGAATTGGAACATGAAACACTTTAAAGGTGAAGAGGGTATGGAAAAGAATAAGTTTCATGAAAATAGACTCAGACAATCCATAAAGATATATAGTGGTACACAATCTGTGAGTAACTTTAGACCAACCGCCGCTAAACTGATATACGAAAGGTTTGGTGGTGATGTTGTTTGGGATATGTCATGTGGATGGGGTGGTAGATTACTAGGATTTTTATCTGCATCAAATACCAAACAATACATCGGAACAGAGCCATCATCTAAAACTTATGATGGACTTCAGAAGATGGTAAAAGATTTTTCGTATTTGGGAAAACAAGTTAATATTTATAAACTCGGTAGTGAAGAATATAAACCATTAAAAGAGTCATTCGACTTATGTTTTACTTCACCACCATACTTTGATACTGAAAAATATAGCTTGGAAAGTACACAAAGTTTTGTTAAGTTCCCTACGGAGAATGAATGGGTAAATGGATTTCTGAAGAAGACCATTCAAAATTGTTACATTGGATTAAAAGAAAATAAGTATATGTTGATTAACATCGCCAATACTCCTAAGTATGATTTCATAGAAAAGGAAACCATCCGTATTGCCAAGGAGTTGGGGTTTGTTCAAGAGGATACTTTACAGTTAACATTATCAAGTGTTATGGGTGCGGGACATAAATACGAACCCATTTTTGTTTTTAGAAAGGAGAGTAAATGAGTGAAACATTAACACAATTTGGAACATCGTTCCAATCTAAGATTATCGCATCTCTGATGAGTGATATTAAATTTATACAAACTATTAGTGATATATTAGAACCAGATATGTTTGATTCTGATTCTAATAAATGGTTGGTAAAAACCATAAGAAAATATTATTATAAATATAAAAAACAACCTACCTTAGAAGTAATAAAATATAAGATAGATGGAATTGAAAACGATGTCCTAAAGTCTGGTGTGGTGGAAAAACTTAGAGATGTATGGAAGAATATAGAGTCTACAGACTTGGAGTTTGTTCAATCAGAAACATTGGACTTCTGTAAGAATCAAACATTGAAAAATGCTATATTAGAATCGGTGGATTTGTTAGAAAATAAAAACTACGATGGTATAAAATCTATCATAGATGACGCGATGAAGGCTGGAACTGAAAGAGATTTAGGTCATGATTATATTCCATCTTTGGATGTTAGGTTAGAGGAGTCTGCTAGGATTACAGTTAAAACACCTTGGGATGTTATCAATGATATAACTGATGGTGGTCTTGGTGCGGGAGAACTTGGTGTTGTTGTTGCACCTGCAGGTATCGGTAAATCTTGGACACTACAGGCGTTAGGTTCTGATGTGGTTAGGAGTGGTAAAACCATTGTACATTACTCGTTAGAGTTAAATGAAAACTATGTTGGTCTTAGATATGATTCTATATTTAGTGGTGTCACCACTGCTAATATAAAGTATCATAAGGAGGATGTACAGAAACAAATATCAAAACTATCAGGTAAGTTACTCATCAAATACTTTCCAACCAAGGCGGCATCGGTTCAGACTCTAGGCTCTCATCTAAAACAGATAGAGTTAAGTGGTGTTGATATTGATATGGTTATTGTAGATTACGCTGATATATTAATGCCTACAGGTTTCTTCAAGGAGAAAAGACATGCGATAGGAAACATCTATGAGGACTTGAGAGGTCTAGCTGGTGAGTTAGAGATTCCGATATGGACTGCATCACAGGCTAATCGTTCAGCTCTTGAAGAGGATGTCATTGGTGCTGATAAGGTAGCTGAAGATTACAGTAAGGTTATGACAGCTGACTTTGTTATGAGTATGAGTCGTAAGGTTGAAGATAAGATAGCAAACACAGGTAGGTTTCATGTGATAAAAAATAGGTTTGGTATCGATGGTGTTACTTATCCGTCTACGATTAATACCAACATCGGTGTTGTAAAGATACACGAGGGTAATAGTCAGTTTGGAAAAGAGACACAAGATAAAATGAATAATAGTTCCGAGTTCTTAAGACAAGAGTTGGCAAACAAGTATAAGGATATGGAAAAAAAAGTTGAGGGTTTTGAATAAAATTGTAATTTAGATTAGATATATATTATATTTATCTATGTTACTATGAAAGATTAATAAGGGTACAGAATGGAAAAATTTACGTTATCGGAAAAGTTTATAAATAAATACAAAAGAAAAAAGCCACCATTTGGTTTTAATGGTCTTGGTGAGTTAGTTTATATGAGAACCTATTCAAGAATAAAAGACAATGGAAAAAATGAGAGATGGTGGGAAACCGTAAGACGAGTAGTTGAGGGAACTTATTCAATGCAAAAACAATGGATAGACTCACATCAATTAGGTTGGAATCCTTGGCAAGCACAAAAGTCAGCTCAAGATATGTATGAGAGGATTTTCACGATGAAGTTTCTACCACCAGGTCGTGGTTTGTGGGCTATGGGAACACCAGTTACAGAAGAAAAAGGATTGTATGCGGCTTTGAATAATTGTGCTTTCGTATCTACAAGCACAATTAGAGAGGATTACTCGAAACCATTCTGTTTCCTTATGGACGCTAGTATGTTAGGTGTTGGAGTTGGATTCGACACTAAAGGTGCTGGTGAAATAGTAGTGAAGGGTGTGGATAAAGATAGAGATGAACAAGTCTTTGAAATACCAGATACTCGTGAGGGTTGGGTTGAATCATTAAGATTATTGTTGGAAAGTTATTTTCATGGACAAGCTCCTATAGAATTTGATTATCACAAGATAAGACCTGCGGGTATACCAATCAAAGGTTTTGGTGGAGTAAGTTCAGGTCCTGAACCATTACAAGAGGTACATAAAGATATTAAAAAAGTATTAGAAAAGAATAGTGGAGAGCCAATTTCAGTTACTACAATCGTAGACATTATGAATCTTATAGGAAAATGTGTTGTTGCTGGTAATGTTAGGAGAACTGCTGAGATTGTATTTGGAGATCCACACGATGAGGAATATCTAGACCTAAAGAATTATGAAGTAAACCCTCACAGAGATCAATATGGATGGACAAGTAATAATAGTATATTCGCAGAACTTGGTATGGACTATA